TGTCGGTGATGAGATCAACGGAGATGTCGATGTCATCAGGCAGAGAAGCGAGCATTCTGCCCACTTCCGCCGCAGCCGCTTCAGTGGCGATTTCCAGCGATGCTTCGACCGAAACGCCGTTGCCGACGTTGCGGTCAACTTCGTCTCGAATGCGGTTGACGATGCCCGCCGTTTCCCGGTCGATAGCCGACGTGTCGAAGCCAATCGGGATCTCTGCGGATGCACCCGAGATGCTGGCGAGGGCTGACCGGACTTCTGCAATACCTTCGGTGATGCCCGAAGTATTGGCTGTGATGTCGATTTCCGCGCCACGAACCTGCGCGGCTTCACGCTTAACGTCCCTTAGCGCCTGCTTGACTTGCTCCGCACCCTGTTTCGCCCGCGTGCTGTTGATGCCAATATGGATAGTTCTGTCAACCATGCGTAGGCACCTTCAGCAGCGGGACGGCGGCGGTAAAGTTAGCGGGTTAGGTAGCGTTCGGCGGGTTGTCGCCCCAAAACAGGCGGCTGATGGCCTGTCGGATCGTGCGGGCAACCGGGACCATCGGCGGGGATGCCGTCATGATCTGGTCAAGCGTGACCATTGGGTGATGCCGACGCAGCACGCACGCGACGTAATCACCGAGCACAGCGGGGTTCATCAGGTCCGGGTCCTCGCCGTGCTTCGACCGGACTTCCGCAAAGCTCGTCCACGTGAACTCGGCTTTATACACATTGCCGTCGATTTCGATTTCCGGAATGCCGCCTTTCTTTGCCGGGGTATCCTTGACGGCGGCGGGCTTGTCGGCGATCTGTTCGGCTGCGCTCATATCACACTCGGTTGCATGTTTACGGGATTGCCGGTTGATTCCGGCGGCGGGGGTTGAAGAGCGATGCTTTTGACCTTCGTGGCACCCATCATCGCGGCAATCATCTGCTTTGCCGCAATCTGGTCGGGGTCATCGTCATCGCTGATGCGCGTGGGATCGTGCTTGGGCGGGAATAGCGTCTTGAGCGGCGGGATAGTCTTGGCGCGCGAGAACACGGCAGTATGCCAACCCGCCGCAATCAGCTTGTCAAACTCGTCCTGCATGCTCTCAGCGTTGGCTTCGACCAACAAGCCGGTTTGAAACGGCGTCAGGGTCCAGAAATCGGCGGGCGAGATACCGGCACGGAATGCCGTGGCGTAGACCTTGGCTATCTGCTCCAGTCGGTTCGGGTCGATGGGCTGCCCGCCGCCGCTCTCGTCCTTCGGCGGCGGTTCCCGATGTCCGTAATATGCTGTCCGAAGCGCCGTGTTGAAATCCGCAACGACTGCCGCCATGGGTGGGGAGGCGTCGAAGATATCCGCCGCCGTCATACCGCTGTGATGCCGTGCCAAGCCCGCCACGAGCACACATGCGAGCGTTTCCGGGTCGAACAGGTTGGGGTCGGACCCGACTGCCTGTGCCATCACAGCCAGCGCCCGCCAGTCGTAGACCAGCGTGTAAGTCTCGCCGCCCAGCAAAAGCGGCGACTCTCCCTGTATCGGGTTCACTAAGTTATTCTAAGCCTTGATCTGCTGAAGATAGATTTTCCAGGCGGGAATGACGACGTAGCACGAGCCATCAACCTCGATGTTCGGATCAGGCAATGGTGGGTCGATCTTCAATGCAGTGTTGGTGCTCTCTGCGTCGTATGCGGTAACTTCGGCAACGCGGCTCTGATACAGCACCTTGTCGCCAATCGAATAAACCGGGATGGCGGTGGCAGCGGTTATCGCTTCCTCTTCGACCGTCGTATATGACGTGAAAGCACCGTAGGCGTTGTCGTCCTGGGTCAACGTGACGCGGTACATCGGTCCACGCGGCCCGCCGATGATATCCGTCACGACGCCGGGACCACGCCCGGCGACGATGACGGCTTCACCCATGAGGAACAAAGCCATTAGGTGAGAGAGGCGAAGGTCCAGTCCACGCCGCCGCTGACGCGGAGCGACACGTCGGCGGTTGACAAGGCATCGACACCAACGCTGGGGGCAAAGTTGGTCACGTAGGCGTTGAAAATCGCGGTGGTGCCGCCGGTCGGACGCTTATCGGAGTAGGTAATACGATAGACTGCCATCTCCAGGTTTTCCTGATCATCAATCATCTGCTGCTGGCCCGCATCGCCCGGCACGAAGTTAATGCCAAGCGTGACTTCGCCGTTGTCCTTCAGCCCAGGAACAAACTCTTTTGCCGCGCTGGAAAGAGTGGTCGTGTCCAGCGTGGTTGACGCGCCGCCGGGGCCGGTGATCGTCTTGACTTCGGCGATATCGACAAACACGGTCGGCGTAGCGAGGTCAGCCCGCGCGATGATGGTTCCCTGACCCGAAAAGGCTCTTGATGCCATGTCTCAATGCTCCAGAATAAGTCTACAAGGTTGGTAGAGTTTATGGGTCAGGTCGTCGCGTTGACTGCAGCGCCGAAGACGATGCGAACCCAGGCTGTTCCGTTGCTGTAGGCAAGGCAGGGCTGACCCGCAGCGCCGTTGCTCACGGCAATGATGCGGTTGGCGTTGGCCGATGCGCTTGGAACCGTGGCGACGGTATAGGTCGGGATCTTGAGGGCTTTCGCCATTGCGCCGCCATGGACGCGACCGTAGGTGTGGTCATTTGCGAGAGGCATGGGGTAGGTCCTTTCAGCGAGCATTAAAAAACCCGCCGAAAGGCGGGCGGGGCAGGCAGCGAATGGTGATGGATGTTATTCGGTGGGAGCTTCCGGCGCAGGAGCCAGCAGGCCAACGGTGGCGAGCGCGTGCCAGTCTGTGCCGTCCGACAGAGCGAGATACGGAATGCCGCCAGCGGCATCTTTCACTGCGACCAGTTCGCCGGGGTGTGACGAAGCCGGGGGCATGGTGGCAAGGTCGAACTGCTTGACAGAGAAAGGCTTGGCGGGCTTGTCGGCTTTGTCGTTCTTCGCGTGTGCGGGGGGAGCCATGAGGCAATCCTTTCGGCTGGTGGAGTGAAGTGGGGAACGGGAACCGCCGTCAGGTTCCGTTCGGACAGGTGATCGACCTGCGAACGGCCATGAAACCCTTTTCGATGTCGGCTCTGCCAATGGCGAGCCATCGCGGGTCAACGTCGGCATCGTCGGCGAGGTCACGGATGATCGTCAGAACGCTCTGCTCCGACCGCTGGACGATGTTGATTAGGTCGATGGCTGGCTGTGTCAGGGAGTTGTAACCCTGGATCGGCGGCGGGTCGTAAACTGTCTCAGGCATAGCGTTTAGTCCTGTACTCAGCATAGGCAAATGGAATGCTCACGTTGACTTGCCAATGCCCGGCTTCGTTGTTGCCGATGTCGGTCTGCGTGGCTGCGCCAAGGGACAGAACGTCGTTAGTCGCGAAGCCGAAAGAGCGGCCTTCCAGGATATCGACGGCTTTGCGGGCAAGGTCATCGGCTGGAGCAGGGCCAACGCCGAGTTGCGTGAAAATCTGGGCGAACACGATGCCGTAGCGGTGATACCGGATGCTGTCGCCCGACATGCTGTTAGCTTCGCTGTTCCCGCCATGGCGCACGGTCAGGCGGACAAACGGCGGTGTGGGCACGCTCTGCATGTCGTTGTTGTAATCAACGGGAGCGCCGGTCCACTCAGCTTTGAACGCGCCCTCGATATGCGCGCGGGCTTGCTTCGGCGTCATTTCAGCGCCTCCCGCAGACCGGCTTCAATCGCCATCTCGACGTAGCCGATGGGAGCCTGCGTGCTGTGTCCGTTGTTCAACGGCACGATATACGGAAGGTTATTGCTGATCCACAGCGTTTCGCCTAGCCGGTAGTTTGCCGTAACACCGGCAAGCAGCGCAATGGTCGCGCTCCCCTGCTTGTCGATACGGTCAACCGGCTCACTAGCAGGCGTGCCGAGCGTCGGTATCCAGTTCGCCCGTGCCCTGCCACCGACGTACCCCTTGGGCGGCTTGCGCTTCCACAAGTCCGGGTTACCAACCGGCGTTCCCATGACCAGTTCCCGGTCAATCGCAAACGCTACCCGGCGCACCATCTGCGAGGTTTCTCCTACAACGTTGACCTTGTAGAAATCGTCCAGCCCGGCGTTGAATTCCTTGAGGTTGGTTGTCATCACCATGGATCACCGCCTCAGCGTCAGGTCGAAGTAGAAATCCGGGTCGCCACGGGCGAGCAGCACGTTCCACGTCATTCCCTTGTGGTCCGTAATCCTGTCGCCCGGTTCGCATTTCTCGCGGTTGGCAATTTCGGGAAGGTGCTGGGCGAGAATGATTGCCCGCTTGTCACTGACTTGTATATCAGCGCCGTCGCCGATCAGGCTCAAGTCATGGTCGAAGATGAACGCTTTAACGCTGGTGTCGGTAACCGTGCTCGCCGCCGTGCCCGTCGCCACGTCATACGGCAGGTTCGTAACCGCGTGATAGGTGCAAGCTTTCATGCGCGATGCGAGCAACGACCAGATGCGTTCCGTGCCGCTCTTGATTACAGCGTCGATGTTCATCGGGTGATGCGTCCAACCCCACCGCCGCCGCCGACATAACTGCCGAGATGGCGAAGCGCGAGAATGATGTCAGTCGGGATCAGCGGCGCGGCAACAGGAGCCGCACCGGCTTCCGCCGCCGCCATCTTGATACCGATAGGTCCGAGAGTGATTTCCTGTACGACTTCGCCGCTGGTTGCCGCCGCTGCCGGAACGTCATCTGGAAGCCAGAGCGCGAGGTCTATGGTAGCATTGCGGAGAGTGGCGGGAACCGTACGGACATAGCTTTGCCTTCCCGACGCATCATACAGGTTGCGCCTGGGAAATCCTAGCGGTTGATTGGGCGAATATGGCAGACCAGCCCAGTCGAACATCGCGTCAAGGCGGCGTGTGGCAGTAACGAGCCGCTGTTCCTTTTGGCCGACATCGTAGTTTTCCCAGGCATCGGCGCTGGTCGATGCGGCGTGACGTGCGTCGGCATCCGCAACCGAAGCGTAGCTTGACGCTCCGTCAGGCATGGTGCCGGTTTCTACGATAATGGTCATCGAATGAGATCCTTTTTAACTACGAAACTGTCCACGATTGGCGTGCTGACGTTGCCCGCCGCATCGCGAACCTCAATCTCGTAGTAGTAGGAGCCGTTCAACCCGGCGGTGTCGGCTGTCTTGATCCTGACCACAAACTGACCATCGAGCAGCGACACTTCATCGATACCCGCGCCGTTTTCCAATGACTTCATGAGCACGGGGGCTCGACTGAACGTCTCGGTATTGCCCCGGCTGGCCCACCAACGAATTGACGTGGCTTCGCTAAGATCAATGGGAGTGCCGAACTTGTCGGTAATCGTGGCGAATATGTTTTTGGTGTCCCCGGCTGTCATCGTAAATGCCACGGTAGCCTCACTGTCATAGGTCTATGATTCCGGTCATGTGAATGTCGGCATCAATGACGCCCGTCATGAACATATCGCGGTCAATGATGCCGGTGACGTGGACTGCCCCGATCAGCGACGTTGAATAGTCGGGCCGCGCTTGTGCCGCACCTGTCGCCGTCATGCGCCGAAATGACGATGCGATATCGCCGCTGAAAGACGGATATTCCCTGACGGCAACGGCATCGCTGGACAGCGGCGCGAAGGACGATGCTCCGGTGCCGAGTTTGCCGGGGAAGAAGCGGACTGCGGCACCATCAGCAGACAACGCGCCGAACGATGCATCAACGTCCGACGATACCGGCGGCGGGATGCGAATTGCGTCGGCTGTTGCGCGAAGGATCTTGAATGACGAGTCGATGTCACCCGCGACCGGCGGCGGGATGCGGAACGCCCCGACCGTGGCGGACATCTTCTTGAACGACGACGAGGCGTTGCCTGTCCTGTCGGGGATCGTGCGGGCGGCTGCTGCGGTGGCCGACAGCTTGCCGAGCGAAGAGGCAACGGTAGCCAGTTTCGCGCCGGGCTGGTCGCGAACCGCCGTAGCGGTTGCCGACAGTTTGCCAAAGGACGATGCCGCAGCGGCATTTATCGCAGGGGGGATACGGCTGGCCTGGGCCGACGCCGACATGGCACC